GATTCTCGTGCAGGTCGCCGGCACCATCATGGGCGTCCTCGCCGCCGCCCTGCATTGGGTGACGAACTTCTTCACCGCCACCCTGCCCGCCGCGCTGCGCACCGTCGGCGCGTGGTTCGTCAACACCTGGAACGGCGCCAAGGCCATCGTGTCCGGCGTCGTCTCCTGGCTGGGCGGGGTGCCCGGCCGCATCATGGGCTTCTTCTCCGGCATCGGCGGATGGTTCTCCCGCCTGTTCCAGTCGATCAAAAACGGCATCGTCACCGGATTCACCGACGCCGTGAACTTCGTCAAGGGCATCCCCGGCAAGATCCTCGGAGTCCTCGGCAACCTGGGCTCCCTGCTGTGGAACGCCGGGAAGAACATGATCCAAGGGCTGCTCAACGGCGCCGGGTCGCTGCTGCGCAACATCGGCCAGTTCTTCCTCAACCTGCTGCCCGGCTGGATCAAGTCCGCGTTCAAGTGGGCGCTGGGGATCAACTCCCCGTCGACCGTGTTCGCCGGGTACGGGAAGAACATCGGGCAGGGCCTCGTCAACGGCATCGCCGGGATGCGCCCGGCCGTGGCGGCGGAGATGGCGAAGCTGGCGGACACGCAGGCCATCGGCGTGCTCACCGCGCCCGCCATCCGCGTGCAGGGACCGTCCGGGATGGCCGCCGGCATCGGCCTGCCGGGGGTCCCGTCGGCGCAGCAGGCCACCGCCGGGGGCGTGGACTCGATCGTGCACATCGACAACTACCACGAGGCGAAGCAGAGCGTCCACAGCATCGCCGACAGCCTCGCCACGATGGCCCGCACAGGGCGGGCCGGCTGATGGCCGACCTGAGCACGACCACCGCACTGTGGCGCGATCTGACCATCGGCTACGGCACCGCCTACCGGATGCTCACCCTCGAAGGGTGGGAGGAGCTGCCGCCCGCCCGGTATGAGAAGAACGTCCGCACCAACGCGCACGGCGCCCACCCGTCGCCCGTCTACTCCGACGAGCGGATCGTCGGCATCGAGGGCTGGTGCTGGGGCTCTGACGACCGCGACCAGTTGCTCGCCGACTTCCGGGCGCGCATGACCTACGAGGACGACACGGAGCCGCTGGCGGTCACCGTGGCCGGTAAGACGCTGACCGCCGGGGCGCAGCTCATCCTGGCGCAGCCCACCATCGTCCGCGGTCAGTGGGGCGTGGGCCGGTTCGGCTGGCTGCTGAAGTGGCGCTGCCCGGACCCGCTGCGCTACGGCGAGGCCCGCACGGTGTCGACGGCGCTGCCGAAGAACGGCGGCGGCCTGGTCTACCCGCTCACCTACCCGCTGGGCTACGGGGTGTCGCCGACCACCGGCCAGATCGTCCTGACCAACGCGGGCACGTCCCCGGCGTCCATCGTGTTCGCCGTCACCGGGGAGCTTGACCAGGGCTTCGAGATCAGCGCCACCGGGCAGCGGCTCACCTACCCCGTCGCGGTGCCCGGCGCGCAGCAGATCGTCCTGGACACGGCGGACGGAAGCGTGATGGTGGAAGGCACCGCGTCCCGCCGCGGGAACCTGTCCAACGCGGATTGGATGCTCGTCCCGAAGGCCGCGCCGGACGGCACACCCGGCACGCTGCTCGTGCAGTTCACCAGCCTCGGCGGCACCCGCTACGACGGGGCGCTGCTCGCCGCCACGGTGCAGGACACCTACTGGTGACCACCACACTGCTCTTCGGCGAGCTCCGCGGCGGCCGGATCACCGACACCCTGGACGTGACCGGCTGCACCTGGTCGCAGGTCGGCAACGACGCCGGCAGCATCAGCCAGGTCGTGGTGCCGGGCCACGAGGTGGCCAAGAAGCTCAAGGGCGTCATGTTCACCGCCCGCAGCTTCCTCGCCGTGGACGTGGACGGCCGGTTGCAGGAGGCCGGGCCGGTCTGGTCGCTCGCATGGAACGACGAGGCGCAGACCCTCACCATCGGCGCCGCCGGGCTGTGGTCGCTGTTCGACCACCGCAAGGTGCTGCCCGCGCTGGCCGCCGGGCAGACCGTCGCCACCGGCGGAGACCTCGGAGACACCACCTTCGGCGGCACCGACCTCGGCGGCATCGGGCAGGCCCTCGTCATTCAGGCGTGGAACTGGGTCGGCGGGGACCTGCCCATCGTGTTCCCCGGCTACAACGCCGGGGACCGCACAGAGACGTGGTACGGCTGGCAGCTCGCCAACGTCGGCGACCAGCTCCGGCAGCTCACCAAGCGCGCCGACAACGCCCCCGACATCCGCTTCCGCCCCGACTACACCGCCGACAAGCTGTCGGTGCAGTGGTTCTACGAGGCCGGAAGCGAGGACGCGCCGCTGCTCACGCAGACCGGCGACGACTGGTACTTCGATCAGACCGTGGAGAAGTCGCCGGTGCTCAACATCTCCACCGACGAGGACGGCACGCAGATGGGCATGAGGGCGTGGGTCACCGGCAACGGCAGCGAGGCGGACATCCTCATGTCCACCGCCCACGACCCCGCCCTCATCGACGCCGGCTGGCCGCTGCTGGAGGTCGACGAGGCCGACTCCACCATCACCGACCCCGGCACCCTCGACGACCACTCCGCGAACCTGCTACAGCGTTCCGCCCGCCCGCCGGTGGCCTGGAAGGTGGTTGTGCAGGCGTCCGCGGCCCGCGAGGTGCTGGCCGGCCACTACGCCCGCGTCATCCCCAAGACCGACCACGCCTGGCTGCCCGCCGGGGAGACGTTCCTGCGGGTCGCATCCAAGTCCGGTGACCTCACACACAAGGTGACGCTGACCATGTATCCGATCGAGGACGTGTTCTGATGGGACAGGACGCTGCCCTGCCGCCGGGCCTGTTCGAGCGCATCCGGCAGATGATCGCCGACGAGCTGGGCAAGCTGCTCCGCTCCGGGCTGCTGCGCAACGCCTCCATCTCCGACGGCGGCCTGACGATCAAGGGCGGGTTCCTCAAGCTGCTCGACAAGATCAGCGGCACGACGCTGTTCTACGTCGGCCCGGTCAACCCGCCGCGCGCGGACGGCACCCCACAGCAGGGCTGGTACGTGTACCGCGCGGACGGCACGATCGTGCTGCTGCTGCGCGACGCGTTCCCCACCGACTCCGGCGGGGCGCTGAATCAGGCGCTCACGTGGTTCGACCGCAAGGGCAACGTCGTCGTCTCCGACGACACCGACTCCGGCGAGGGGCACGCCCGGCCGTGGATTCCGCTGCCCATTCCGCAGACCACCTCGATCGCCTCGTGGCCGTCGACCACGGCCACCGCGTGGGGGAACATCGCGGAGTCCTTCGGGATCTTCCAGCAGCCGAAGGTGTATTGGAATGCGACCGCGGTCGCCGACGCCGGAACGACGGCGCAGGTCCGGCTGTCCATCCACGGCGGCGCCACCGTCGGCCCGGTGCACACCGTGACGGGCGGGACGACGACGTTCATCAACGACCTGATCACGCTGCCCGCCGGGTTCTACGGCCAGGGCTGGGCCATCGACGTGCAGGCGCAGGTGACCGCCGGAACCGGCAAGGTGTCCTGCCAGACGTGGGAGCTGTACGGCCGGCAGACGTAGGTCAGGGCGCGGGCGGTGAGGGCGCCTCGCTGTAGCCGTCCTCGCCGGGCAGCTTGGGCATGGAAGCGTTGTCGGGGGACTGCTGCCCGCCGATGCTCTGCGGCGCAGGGTCGCTGCTGCTGGTGTCGGCGGGCTGCGCGGCGGGCGCGCTGTCGGCTGCCGGCGCGGTGTCGGTGCTCACCTGGCCGACGGTAGCGGCCTGCGTGTCCGCGGCCGGCTGCTGCACGGTGACGGTCGCCGTGGCCGTGCTCGGCGCGGGAGCCGTGGTGCTCGTGGCCGCTGTGGTCGTCGCCGGGCTGCTGCTGGTGCTCACCGCCGCCTGATCGGACGCCGGGCGCGTCACCGTGGGGCCGCTGCTGGCCGCGTGCGCGCCGAATCCGAGGCCGACGCCGAGCAGCGCCGCACCTACCGCACCGGCCGCGATCTTGCCGCGCACCTTCGCTGCCTTGCCCATGTTCCGGAACCCCCGCGTGTAGTTGGTCTGCGCCACCGTACGCCATCCAAGCCCCGGCTGATACCCCCGCGCGCAGCGTGGACGTCGTGGCCGACGCTCTGCACACCCCCGGCGTGACCTCCGCCGCCGAGGCACGCCTGGACGACGCCGGCCTGATCGCCGTCCAGGGCGCCACCGCTCTCGACGCCCGCACCGGCGTCCTGTGGGCACCCGGCACCACGGCGCTGGTGACCGGCACCGCCGACACCGCGCCGATGGCCTACCTGATCGGCCCGCACCACTGGGTCACCAACCGGGGGGTCGTCACCGACGGCGTGTACCGGGGCGCCCTGGAGACGGCGCAGCGCGCCCCCACCACCGCGGCGCCCGCCTCCGGCAGCCGCATCGACGTCGTGTACGAGAAGCAGGGCGACGCCAACTCCACCATCAGCCCC